CCTATGTAATTGACGACATCGTTTCCTTTAAAGGGAATACTTACGTTTGTGTCGTTAATCACACCTCAGCTTCTTCAGAGGGGGCATGGGCATCAACAGATTTAAATATCGGCACTCCCAGATGGCAATTACATGTCCCAGGTATTCGCATCATGGGATCGTGGACTGCTAATACTTTTTATGCTGTCAACGATTTAATTTCTTACGGTGCAAATCAATATCTTTGCACGGCAGACCATACTTCTTCTGGGTCAGAACAAGATTTTTATAGTGTTGACATTGGTTATTGGAGTTTATATACTGCAAGCACTACATATGAAGGTGATTGGACTGCTGGCACTTGGTACAAGGCAAATGATATTGTTAGATATGGTAATACCTTATATTTAACTGTAACTCCTCATACTTCTGGTATCTCATTCGACCCAACTAAGTTTAATGTTTATCTAGAATCCGTTAATTTTGAAGATACCTGGAATGCAGCAACAGAATATCAACCAGGAGATATTGTAAACTTTGGTGGTTATACATATGTTGCAAAAACTATCAATACAAATAGGCAACCAAATGCTTATCTAGTTGATATTGCTGATCCCCCACAGCCAGCTGATTGGGCAATTGTAACTACTGGTTTTGATGTTAAGGGTGAATATGACAACAATACCATTTACGTCCCTGGTGATGTAGTCCAGTTTGGTGGTGACACTTATGTAAAAATTGCAACTGGTGCTGCTGGTGTTTATCCAATCGACCAAACAGCATGGACCAAGGTATCTTCTGGTCTAAACTGGAGAGGTCCATGGTCTTCCACCACAACCTATCAAGTAAATGATGTTGTTTCATCAACTTCTGCTTCTTGGGTCAACCTAACTGCTCACAATATTAATATTGACCCAGTTGCTGACCAAAGCAACACTGGTGGTGCTAACTGGCAAGCACTTGCTCAAGGTGAGTCAACTCTAACACTTTCAAACCCTGGTGATATTCTTTACAGAAATGCATCTGGTGCTAACGTAAACCTTCCTATTGGATCTACTGGTCAGATTCTAACAGTGGATTCTGCTGGTCTTCCTGCATGGGAAAGAAACAATCTTTGTGCCAACGTATTCTACGTTGCGATTGATGGTACAGACGATCCTGCATATGGTAAGAATATTTCCAAACCATGGAGAACAGTTCGTTACGCTCTAAGTCAACTTCCTGCTGGTAGTGCAACTAATATCAACACTATCTTCGTTAAGTCAGGCACATACGAAGAGCAACTACCACTAACAGTCCCCGAGTATACCTCAATCGTTGGTGACAACCTCCGCGCTACTGTTATCGCTCCCGACCCCAACACATCTTCAACAGACCCAACTCCAGTTGAGAACAGATTCTCAACCATGTTTATTCTTTCAGAGTCAACGACTCTCAAGGACATGATTTTCACTGGCATGGAAGGTTATGAGCCTGCTCCTGGTGTTGATGCACACGACATTACTCAGGCAACTGTAAGAGGTGTATTCTTACGTCTCAATCCAAATACTCCTATTCTAGGTAAGTCACCTTACATTACTCAGTGCTCTGCATTCTCTGGTCGTCCAATTGGCACAGCAGCAAATTGCACGGGTGGTGTTGGTGCTATCATCGACAAGAGCATCTACGGTCAAACAACGTCAAACGGCTCTATGCTATTCGACTCCTTCACACAATTCCATGACCTAGGTGTTGGTTTCTGGTGTAAGGACCTCGGCAACGCTGAAATCGTTTCGTCCTTCACATATTACTGTCAAGTTGGTTACACTTGCACGGGTGGTGGTAGAATCCGCTCACTCGTTGGTAACAACTCCTGGGGTGTATTTGGTGCTGTTTCCATTGGTTACGATAACAGCGAAACTCCAGTTACTGGTAATGTTAGAGGTCAGCGTCTAAACTTCCTCTATGATGAAAACTCATCACTCTTCCTCCAGAATGAGGAAGTCGTCCAAGGTGAAGATGATGGTATTGTAGACCAATCATGGTCTGCATCTGCTGGCACAACTCTAGTTGGTGAAGCAAATGCTACTTACTCTGGTGTTGCATCAACATCCAGTGGTGTAGGCACAGGAGCTACTTTCGATGTAACTAGAGATGGAAATGGTGATATCGCAACCATCACTGCAGTTACTTTCGGTGGCGGTTACACTATTAATGAAGTACTAACTATTGATGGTGCTAACATTGGTGGTGTAACTACTACCGATGATGTTACTTTAACTCTATCTGCAGTTGAAGATAATTTCTCGACAACCAATGCAAATTACGCTAGAGCATTAATCCTATATGTCCAGACTGAGTATGTAATTATTGAGGCAATTACTGGCACATTCACAACTGATAAACCAATCAAGGGTGATGGATCTGCTACCGTGGTTGCTTCTGCTGCAACTGGTAGAACTGCTGCTGGCGGTGCTACTCCTGCACTCGAAGGTGTTAAGGGTAAGATTTTCCCACTCACCAACCTACCTGTTGATGGACAAGGTAACCCAATCTTCCCAAGACCAACTGGTGCTACTCAATTCCTAAATGTTGTAGGCAACAGTGCATATGACGATGATGGTTCATATGTTATTAAGGAAGTTGTAGACCCATCGTCTGCAAGCAACCTATTTGTTTCTACCAAGAGACAATTTGATATTCCTGGCAACGCTCCAACGTCATTTACTATTGCACAACTAGAAAGAGCAAGCAATGTTGCTACGGTAACAACTAGCAGTCCTCACGGTTTAACCACTGGTGATGAAGTAACCATCGTTATTGCAAACACCTCTGCTGATATTGAAGGATTTGCAACTGGTTATGATGCTGCTGATGATAAAGTGTTGGGTATTAGACCTGCACTAGACACTGGCACACTACAAAGAACTGTAGTTACAGTAACTGGTGGTAGCACATTCACATATGCTAACGATGGTAATGATATTACAATTGCTTCTGGTAACAGTCTATTAGTTGGATCTGTTGTATATCTACAAGGCACTTCTGGTGGCGGCACTAAGGCACTTCACTTAGGTGGCACATCAGTTGACCTTTATAACGTTTCACCTCTCACTGGTCAAATCAACATCGGTGGTGTTAGTGGCATCAGCAACAGCGATACCACAATTCTATTCTCTGACGCATCGTTAGGATTACTCGATGCTAACGGCGGTGCAATTTCTGCTGGTGCAAACAAATTCCTCATGCTCAATAATGAGTTAATGAATATTGTTTCTGTCAACTCTTCTGGTTGCACGGTCACCAGAGGTGACGAAGGCACATCTGCAGTCGCACACGCTGACGGTAGCGTAATCTACTACGTCCAAAAGAGTGCAGCTGCGACCACAATTCGTGCTGACGTTGACACTGCAGTTACCGATATTCCTCTCTTCTCTATCGCTAACTTCAACACTCACGATATGATGAAGATTGATAATGAGTTCTTCAAGATTACTTCGGTTAACAGCCCAACAATCGGTAGAGCAACAATCATCTTCGCACAACCTAAGAATATCAACGCTAACAGCGGTCAGGCAGTAGAAATTCGCCTACGTTATTCTCAGGTTAGAATGACTGGTCACGACTTCCTACAGGTCGGCACAGGCAGCAAGGCACAGACAAACTGGCCAAACCAACCACTTTCAGATCCTATTCAGGCAAATGAAACTAAAGAAGACCTTCCAGGTCGTGTTTACTATGTTTCTTCTGACCAAGATGGTAACTTCCGTGTTGGTGAATTCTTCACCGTTGAGCAGGCAACAGGTACCGCAACTCTCGATGCTAGTGCATTCAACCTAGCTGGTCTTGCTTCACTACGTCTTGGCACGCTAGGTGCTGAGTTGGGTGTTGCAATTAACGAATTCTCTTCCGATAAAACTCTCGGTGGTGACTTCGCAAGAGACTCTGCAGTCCCAACTCAACTTGCTGTTAAATCATACGTTGATGGCTCTGTTGGTGCTGGTGTCAATAGGACCGCTCCTTTTGTTGGTATCCAATCACTAACTTCTTCTGGTGCTACTGCAACTGTTACATCTTATGTTTCAAATAATGTTTATCAGGGTGATTTTGTAACAATTTCTGGTGCAGACCAGGCAAATTACAATGGCACATTCCAAGTTACTGCAATTGATACTGCAAACAATTCATTTACTTACACAATGATTGGCAGTGCAGTTTCTCCTGCAACAGGTGCTATTACTGTTGAAAGAAAGCAAAGAATTGCTTCCGATTTAGAAATTGAAGGTACTCTAGAAGTAAATCCAGTTTGGACAACAAGTGGCACAGAGAATGCAATCAAGATTTCGGTAGATGATACCGCAGGAACATCAGCAAATGATAGTGGTCTAATTAGAGCAAGTGTTGGTGGATCTGATAAATTCGTAGTTGATAAATCTGGTAATACAACAATCGGTGGTAACCTAACAGTTTCTGGCACTACGACTACTATCAACTCTAGCACTTTGAGCATTGATGATAAGCAAATTGTCATCGGTGACGGTTTGACCACCAGCGCCAATGACCTCACTGCTTCTACTGGATCTGGTCTCCTTCTTGGTGCTACTGGTAGAGACTTCACCTACAATCACACTAACACAAGATGGGAGCTCCCTCTTGCAGGTCTAAACCTTGGTAGTGTGACTGGTTTGTCCATTGCTGGCAATTCAGTTCTATCATCTACTACTCTTGGGTCTGGTGTTACTGGGTCTTCTCTAACATCTCTTGGCACTCTCACTGCTCTGAATGTTAATGGATATGCGAAACTAAGAAACGTAACTGAAACATATCAAACATTAACTTCTGGTGCATCTGGTCCACAAACTATTGATTACGCCGCTGGTTCCATTGCTTATGTTAATGGTATTGGTGGAGCATTGACAATTTCGTTAACAAGTGTCCCAGAAGATACTGGTAAAGCGACCGTATTTACTATGATTATTAACCAATCAGCTAATGCATACGTTATTAACAATTCATTTGGTATTAATGGTGATGCATTTACAGTGAAATGGGCTGATGGTACTGCTCCCACAGCATCAGCATCAACAGCAGAATTCTGGTCATTCACTATTCTTTATGATGGCACAAATTTCATTGTGTTTGGTAGCAAGAGTGAATTCGCACCTGTTTGATAACTGTTATCTAATAAATATTATTTAATAGGAGATATAAAAAAATGCCAATTATCGGAACAGTGGGTGGATCATTTGGTTATGGTAGAAGTACCAAGATTCCAGGAATCACAGCAAGCGGTGGTACTTTAACTAGTTATGGTACATATAACGTTCACACATTTACTACTTCTGGTACGTTTACTGTACAATCAGGGACAGGTGATGTTGATTATCTTGTAGTAGGTGGCGGCGGCGGTGGCGGCGCTGACAACTCAGGTGGCGGTGGTGCTGGAGGTATGCTTACAGGTACAACTAGTCTTTCACCTGGAAGCTACACCATTACAGTAGGACAAGGTGGTGTTGGTGCTACCAGCGTAGGTGGTGACTCTGGTCCATATGCTGCTAACGGTACTAACAGTGTTGCATTTGGATTCACTGCTATTGGTGGTGGTCGTGGTTCATCATCAGGTGGTGCTAACGGCAACCCTGGTGGTTCTGGTGGCGGCGGTGGACAAGAAGCTGCCTCTGCTACTGGTGGTAACGGTACAGCGGGTCAAGGAAACCCAGGTGGAACAGGTGCTTCTCTTGGTGGAGGTGGCGGCGGTGGTGCTGGCGGTCCAGGTGGCACCGCGAGTGGCGGTCTCGGCGGTCTTGGTGGTGCTGGTTTACAAAACGATATACAAACTGGATCACCTCAGTGGTATGCTGCAGGCGGCACGGGCGGAAATGATAATGGTGTCTATACTTCTCGACCTAGTGCTAATGGCATTGGTGGTTACTTTGCTAGCAATGCCGCACAACAAGGTGTCGATGGCACAGGTTCAGGTGGCGGTGGATCACCAAACCCTGTAGTAGGAGCTAGGGGTGGAAATGGTATTGTGGTTATTAGATACAAAAAGTGAGTAATGTAACACGTTCATTTACTTCTGAATACAAATAAGGAAAAAATAAAATGGCTAGATTTGCAAGAGTATTAGATGGAAAAGTTATCGATGTTATTATTGCGGATATGGACTATGTGATGAAGTATCGCAAGGAAGTCGCTGTCCACAGTAGCACTATGACCGATAGTAATGTAGCACGCTGGATAGAAACTACAGCACCTGGCGACGGAGTGCCAATGATACGAAAGCACTGTGCAGCAGTAGGATATCATTATGATGAAGAACTAGATGCATTTTATGAGCCTAAGCAGTATCCAAGTTGGTCTTTAAATACTGAAACTTGTGAATGGGAAGCACCTGTTCCAAAACCAGATAATTTAAATAAGTGGCAATGGAACGAAGAAAATCAGCAGTGGGATTGGGTTAAAAAATACGTTGACCCATAATCAAGGGATATACCTTAAACTCATAAAGGCAACTTCGTGTTGCCTTTTTTAATGATCAAAACTTGCGTGATAGCAATCTTTGATGTATAATACATAATAAATGGAGCAAGGATTTAAATGACAATAACACATGATTGGTATCTACACAGATATCTTGCAGAGAGATGGTGTTATCTAGAAGACGTAATTTCGCCTGATGAATGCAAAAGTCTTATTGAATATGCAAAAACAAAAGAATTATCTGCAGGTGTTGTTGAATTAAACAATGAGAAAACAGTATCTCCAGTAAGAGAAAGTAGGATTTTGTTTTTAGAGTCAAGTGACAAATCATTAACTTGGCTATTTCAAAGAATAACAGATTCGGTGATGTCATTAAATAACTCTTTTTTTCAGTTTGATATAGACAAAATAGAGGCATTACAGTTTAGTGAATATGATAGCAAATATAAAGGTCATTACGGAAAACACATAGACCTTGCTTATAATAGTATACACTATAGAAAGTTAAGTTTTAGTCTACAACTATCAGAAGATACTGATTACGAAGGTGGAGATCTACTCTATCATTTACAAGAAACTCCCGCAACTGCAATAAGAAAACAAGGCACAATAAATCTTTTTCCTTCTTTTACTTTACATGAAGTAACACCAGTTACCAAAGGAATTAGATATTCACTAGTAGGATGGATTTCAGGTCCCCCATTTAAATAGGATAAAATTATGGAAAATAACTTTATAGGTTTATATGACAACGTTGTAGATAAACAAACGTGTAAAAATATAATAAAACATTTTGAATTAATAAATCAAAATCATATGACCGTATCTAGACAAAATAGAGAAAACGGTGTTTCTAAACTTCAAAAAGACACAAACTATTATGAACTCACAGAAACTTCTGATTTGTTGCCACCTGCTAGCAGTGGATTAGATAAAGGACTAATATCAAAAAGTGATAGATGGATATTTAATACATTTAAGAATGCATTCTGGCAATGTTATGCAGAATACGTTAACCATTACGATCTAACAACAACAAGGCAGCACACACTTGATGGATATGTAAAACTACAAAAAACAGTGCCAGGGGGTGGATACCATCAATGGCATTGGGAACAAGATTGCGTAGCACATGCACATAGACTATTATTAGTAATGCTTTATCTTAACGATGTCGAAGATGGTGGAGAAACAGAGTTTTTATACCAAAGTTTAAGAGTAAAACCTAAACAAGGAAGAATGCTTATATGCCCTGCAAGTTTTACACATACTCATCGAGGAAATCCACCATTAACTGGTGAGAAATATGTTTTAAACACTTGGGCAGTTTACATAGGATGATTTAATGAAAAATATATTTAAACAAGTTTTGCGAAATAAAAAATATGTAGTTTATGACAGTATCATAAGCAAAAAAATGTCTAACCGCATACTTGACACTTTGAAAGATTCTCATTTTCCTTGGTTTCTTAGCAGTTCATTTTATACTGCCGCAGAAGAAGATATTAAAGAAGCAAGCAAATCACATATAAACTTAAAAGAATACCTTCAGTTTGTGCATGTGTTTTATGACAACTTAAACGGCGATACGAGAGCAAATTCTCCATTTGTGCAAATGCCAGTAGATATTTTACAAGAATACATGAATTATACACAAATAAATTCTGTATCACTTGTAAGATGTAAGGCAAACTTTCAAACACAGCATATTAATAACAGTCAATCTTTATATAATACACCCCACAGAGATTTACAAGAACCTCATTTAGTTTTGCTTTATTATGCTAACGATTCTGATGGGGATACTGTTTTGTTTGATAACGAAACCGAGAAAGAATTTGCAAGGATATCTCCTAAACAGGGTAGAATTCTAGCATTTGACGGTGGTATTTTACACGCAGGATCTCATCCCTATAACTCAGAATGCCGTATAGTAATAAATTATAATCTCACTTCTGCATAGCAACTTACAAATAGTATATTAACCCTTCTTATAAATACTTAAGAAGGGTCTCTTTGTATTCATGTCAAAATCTAAACCTGCTACAAGGCAAGAGTTG